TCTATTGCTGTTTGATAAGTTTTTAGTGCCATTATTTTATATTTTTATTTGTTAATATGCTCTTATAAGTTCTTTTCTTTTTAAAAAAGTTCTTTATATTGAAGGAGTTTTGTTTTTCTTTCTCTAAGGTGTTTTGTTTTTCTTTCTCTCTTGCCTCCTCTTCTTGTTGTTTTTCTATTTCTAGATCTGTTCTTAGTATATTTAACTGATTTAATTCTTCTTTTATTTCGCTAGAAGTCATTAAGCCTCTATCATATAATTGTAATATTCCGTTTAATTGTTGCGTTTTAACTCTTTCCTCTTCTTCTGCGCCTAATATTCTTAACGGGTAGTATTCAATTTGCAAATCGTCTGGTATAAGATCAAAAAGTTTTTTGCATATTAATTGGATCATTTGAATAATAATATGATCAAACTTGCCTCTATATTCGCTCTCTATCATTGCATTATAGTTTTCTATATCATCTTCGCCGCTATTAAAGCCGCTAGCAGATAGGCCAAACAATTTAGTCATTGGCATTCTTAAATCTGCGGCAATTCCAATTCTTATTTGTTGTAACATTTCTGACAATCCTGCAAAGTTTATTTGTTTTTGCTCATAATCATCTTCTTTGTCTTTTACAATAGCGTTCTGATAATTTTTTACTTGGTTCATCATTTGCAAGTTTTTAGCCAATTTATCAGCTCCGCCCTCCATTTGTAAAGCTTGGTTAAAATCTGTAATTCCGTAGACATCAATCTTAGCTTCGTCAAGCATTTCAAATATTAAATCATTATTTTTAATATATTGATTAATGGATCTTATCGCCCTTTCTAATATTGACATTCCCCAGCCTCTTAATTGTGGCTTTATTAATGATGGTGCTACTTTACCTTTTGACAATAAAATTCTTGATGAATCTAAATTAGTTCCATAATATAAAAAAGATGTATCAAAATAACCTGCTGGATAATATGGCTTATTTTCGCCTTGTGGTGGTATATTGGTAGGACTAAGCTCCCAAAGGTCAGCAGCTTTAAAAGATAGCTCTGTGTTCTCGTTTATGGCGTTTATATTCAAAGGCTTGTCCCCTTTCTGATTAGGCGTATTTATAACCATACCACCGCCACCAAATAAACTATTCCATTTTGCTAAGTCTTTTATCTCCTGCATTATGTTATGCTCTGATATGTAGTTTTGTATATCTTGTATATTTTCTGCGTCTAGTTCGTCTGATTTAATTTTAATACCACCTCTAAAAGCGTCTTCTACTGGCTGATCAATAAATGTTTGTATAATTCCAAAGGTTGAATAAGCATAGCTAAGCGTTGGCCTTTGCAATGATATTAATTGAGTATTAGAATTTAAAGTAATAGTATCAGGCTTTGATAATTGCGACTGATTAAAAGATAATTGACTTGTTAAGCTTGCAAGACTATTTTTCATAGTAAGAAGCTCATTAATCAATACAACATCCTTTTTAGGAAGTGATTTTTTAATATTTTTTGTTGACATTTTAATTTTTTTTTGTAAGTAACCACTTATAAAGCTACTAAAGAAAAAATCTTTTGTCAAGTTTTTTTTTAGTGTCTTGCTTCTTCTACAATATTAAATTGTACGCCCTGCTTTTCGGCAAGTAAAATTTTAACACTATTTAATAAAAGCTTTTCCTTTCTTTTATTATTTAAAGTCTTATTTAGTCCTATGCGTGACATATCTATATAGTCTGCAAATTCTGATTGTGTAATGTTATTATCCTTAAGAAGTTTTTTAATGTCCATAAAATAAGAAATTATTAATAATAATTAATTATTGATTATTTGTATTTAAAAAGTCAAGAAAAAAATTATAGCTGTGTCAAAATGATACAATTTCAAGCTAAATATCAAGGAAGCTGACTCTTCTTGGCAATAAAGCAATCTTGGCAGCATCAATAAGAGTATCAACAAAATCATCGTGCTTGCTATTAGGGAAGGCCAGAATTTCGCTTTTTAACTCTGAATAGTTTTCTATATCTTTACATAAGATTAAATTATTATCAATAGTATCTAAAGCGGGTATAATATTATTTGCCCTTGTTACTTTATCTCTATCTCTTGGCAATGTGTCTTTTAATTTCTTTTCGTCTGGCACGGGTAGGCCTTTTCTTCTGTAAGATTGATTTAAATATATTCCGTGACTCTTATCTTCAATCCATATATAACGAAAGCCATAACCTAGCTTATTTTTTATCCAGGGTTCAATCCAATTATCAACATCAACCGCATTAATCCTTCTTCTTTTAACATCTATTAAATATAAATGGTCTCTTTTCTTGCCTTTTACCTCTTCTTTTAATACGCCCCAATATGAAAAAACAGTAAAGTCGTTCACTTCTTTATCTTTATAAGATAAGTCGGCCGTAATAAATGTAAAATCAAACTTAGTCGGCAGATCTGCTCTGTCTATTTCGCCTATTGCTTCTTTACTAAATAAGTTTCCTCCTTCCATTACTGGCTCTTGTTGGTATTGACTCATAAACATAAAGTCGTTTTTACTTATTTCTTTTAATCTTTTTTCTGAATATTGAGAAGGCAATTGGCAAACTCCATCAACCACCAAAGCTCGCTTTAATGTTTTAAAGTCATATTCTTTTATTAAATAGCCGCTCATATCTTCTAGGTGCAATCTTTGCTGTATATTTACAATGGCAACCTCGCTATGGCTCAATCTTGTAATTAAAGTATTGACAAAATAGCCCTGCACCTTATCGCGCATTAATTGAGAATTGACATCAGCGGGTTTATTAGCATCATCAATAAATAAACAACCTGAAAAGCTCTGACTTGATCTAATACCAGCACCAAAACCAGTAATAGCAGATCCAATAGAAGTAAATAATATAATGCCCCCGCTTGCTGTTATAATCTTTCTGCTTGTATAAATGGCCTTGCCTTGCGTGCTTTTTAAATATCCCCTCCAGAAGTCATCAATAGGCTTTTCTTCTATTGCCTCTTCCTCTACTTTCTCTTGATACATTGCTTGATAAATAGGGTGTTGCAATACTCCTGCTAATTCTCTTGATATATCGCTTAATAAGTCTTGGCTATATGAAGTATAAATAAATTGGCATCTAGGGTTCTTAGCTAGGCAATAGGCTATAAAGTATCTTGCAAGGGTTGTTTTACCACTTCTAGGAGGCACATTGATATTTTGCCTTATTTCTTCTTGCTTATATATGGCCTCAAATGTTTCAAATAGTCCTTTGTGCAATTCTTCTTCAATAAATGTCCTGCCTTCAATTAATCTAAACATATATAAAGCCCATACCCTAAAGCCTTTTTTGTGTAGCTCCTGCCCTAAATATTCGGGGTGTTTTATTGAATAGCCTATTATTTTATTGTCTTTGGTCATTATTTAAAGAAAGTTTTTCTAAATAATCTAGATCTTCGGGTTCTAGATGTACGGGTTTTTTTACATTAAGACGCCAAACACAGCTTTCAAGTAAAGTTTCTTCTTTGATTTTGATGTAATCTATCTCTATCTTTGATCTTTCTTCATCGTGTTTTTTTTGTAATTCTTTTAGCTTATTCATTTCTGCTAAATTTAATTTATTGTTTTTGTTCATAATTTCATTCATAGAAAATTTTATACTCTTATACCTCTTAAGAGCCAGCTTTTTGATTTACCGTTAAATTCTTTAAAACAAAGTTTTGCAGAATATAATTGATTGGAGCGATTAAAAAAAGCTTTAAATCTCATAAAAAGAAAAGAAAAACCATGAAAAGAAAAATTATAATTTTCTTCTAATTTCTCAATTTCTTCTATACTAAATGTATGGTCTTCCATTTGTTTTTTAAAAAAATAATTATAATCAGCCTCTTTAATGTATAAATTAACGGTTATTAGTTTTTTAGCTGTGATGGTAAAATTCTCGTCAGAGGTATAAGAGTGTAGAATTTTCATTATTTTATATATAAATTAATAACTTGACGGCCTTTTAAAGAAGTTTTACCTTTATCTGTTATAGGGTCTTTGTAAACATCTCGCCATTGCCCGTTTACTTTAATCGCTGAACATTTTATAGCAAATTTACAAGTATCTCTATTTACATTTTGCATTAAATCGCCACCAGATCCAAAAGCGAAGTTCTCGGCTGAAAATCCTTTAATTCCAATTGTATCAAATTTTTCTATATTCTCAAAATATATATATCCTAATATTTTTTCAAAAGATTTAGGAAGTTTCTTAAATCTAAAATTTACTCCTGTATATTGCATTAAAATGTTTTTAATTCTTTCGGGTGTAATTCCATCGCCCCAAATAATCTTATATTTATCAAATACCATATAACCTTTAGAATTAATTTTATAAGAAATATTATTTTTTAACATAATTTTTAATATCTTACCAATAACTTTAAAAGCATTTCCACTATCTGGCCTAATTACAAAAGTAGGATAATCATCACTTTCTATCTTTTCTTTCATTCTGCCGCTAGTTACAAAGTCAACCGCCTTATATATATCATAAGAATCAAGCACGCAAGCAATAATTGGTGAGTCTTTGTAAGTCTCAAGATAGTTTTCTATCATTTCAAATTCATTTTCACGCCCCCAGCTAGTAACTGTTGAATGTTCGGTTGCAGGTATTGAGAAGCCTAGTAAGTCAGGATAATATCTTTTAGCTAGTGTAAGACTGTTAAAGTTATCAGTTCCTTTAAATTGTGTTAAGTGAGCAGCCCCACCAATAGCCGCACTTTCTACGCTAGAAGATCCCCTGTCGCCAAAGTTATGAAAAGCAAAATCAACTCCCTCTGGATTATCAGAGGTTTCGTCCCAGTATTCTTGCAACATCTTTTTAACTTCTAAAGATTTACTAGCTATTGTTATTGGATACCAAAGTTTCATTAAAAGAGTTTCTACCCAACCTACCAGCCAAGCACATTTAGGGTCTGTATTTTCTATTGTTAAAATTACCTCGTGCTGTTTAAATATTGAGCCTTCTGGCAATGCTTTTATTTCTATTGGCAAATTGCCGTTTAAATTCTTTACGATATATTCCCAGCCCTCTCGATTAAATGGCACTCCGTGTTCTTTTGCAAAGCTTTCCGCTTTCGCTATGTCTAATCCTGTGACTAATGAATTTAAGTATTTGTCAACATAATATTTTAAGCCAAAAAATACCATTTCTTTATATTTGCCACCTCTTGAAGACATATAAGAATGTATTGTCTCTGTTCCTTTTGGGTATTGGTTAAAGTGTGAAAATTTGTAACTATCAGTTAGATTAATTATATTTGTCATATTATTTTGATTTAGTTAATAAAAAAAATTTTGAAAATTCTAAACAAATTCTAAACATATATTTGTGAGCTGGATTCACTAAATTAATGTTTTGTTGATCTAAATACTTAAATTCAGAAAATTCTTTGTCAATTATGTTTTCTTTTTTTGGCAGATCGTTATATTTGCCAGTAAATAAATGAGTCATTATACAGTCTTTACTTTTTCTATATCTTGAATCATCTATTTTAAAAGAATCAAAATATTTTAAATCTGTATTATGAGCTATCAATCCAGTTTCTTCAAATAATTCTCTTGTTGCTGCATCTTTTAAATTATCATCTTCTTTATCAACAAAGCCACCAATTAAGAAAAATTTGTCCCCTTTCTTGCCCATTAATATTTTTCCTTCATCGTTTATTAAAGCTATATCAACGGTTGAGTAAACAATAGGGTAGCGATTTTCTATATGATAGATAATTCCAGCTCTAAAATTCGGACAATCAATCGCTTTTTGTTTAATATCTTTTCTAATCTTTGTTGCTGAATGATTGCCCACTTGATCAATAATTTTAATTGAATGCTTGCCGCTGTAATAGTTTTCTATATTATTATCTCTACCACCCCATATTACCGCCTCTTTATAACCTATCTCATTAATAATATTATCAATACTGTCTGACCAATCTTTATTAGATGGCATATCATAAAGAGGTTTTATTAATGTATTATTAAAATATGTATTAAATAAATGTTTCCTTGTCTCAAAATCCAAAGGGTTTTTATCCGTGCCTACTGCGTCCGTGCAACCAATCAAGATTAAAACATCATTACCAGTGGCTTTTGCGGCTCTAATTAATTCTTTATGCCCTTCGTGTAGCTTATTAGTTTGAAATCTGCCTATAATAACTTGTAATTTTTCCATTATTTTATATATAAATTAATAAAGTCTCCACCGCGTGGGCAAAGTTGCCTCAAGCTAGCGTTTAAGCGGTTCTAGTTTTTTGGCGTTTTTTCTATATTCCGCATGCATTTTCTTTAATCTTTCTTTATTTGCCTGATAATATGCCCTTCTTTGCTCCCTTACCTTCTCAATATTGTTCTTGCGGTATTCTTTTTGTTGTTTGCCTACTCTTTCTTTATTGTCTTGATACCACTTTTTTTGATATTCTTTTCTATCTGTCATTGTTTATTTAATAAAGTTAGTAACTTATCAATAATATATTGTGTTAAGTGCAATTTGTCAAGCCTTTTTTTTTAATCTTTTGAATTAATAACTTGCATAATATGGTCATCACAGGCCTTTGCCTCTTCCTCTGTAATGAATACCTTTTTTACTGCTTGTTCTTTATTGTCCACCTCTGTTCTTATGCTAAATTCATCTTTACATTTTCTTTCAAGATACCATTGACTGGCCTTTACATCTCCGTTATCTATTGCTTTTACAATGTTTAAAGTAGCCGCTGCGACTGGGTTTTTCTTCAATCTCTCCTTTATGGTTGAAAATTCTGGGTGTTTATCGCAATAATTATATAATGTTACTTTGTCAATCCCTACATGGTCGCAAGCCAGCTGGTCGCTAAAGCCATTAGAAAAACAAGCAACTAATTTTTTAACCACCTCATCTGTCATTTTCGTTGGTCTTCCTGCCTTTCCTTTTGTTATTTGCGTTTCTTTATTTATCATTGTTAATATAATTTATTGCTATATTTATTATTTGAATAAAAGTAAGAAATTCCTTAAATCCATTTTTACCGCTCCCTATTTCTACACATATTAAAAACAAATTATGAATAGATCTAATATTTACGATATCATTTGGTGTTTTTAAAAAAGATAAAGTAAAGTAAATAATACCTTCCTGAACCTTGCTCTTTTTTAAATTAATAGGGTTATATTCATCAATCTTAGTAATTGCAATATCGTTTAGCTTTCTGTAATCTTGTTTATGATCTATTTTTTTAAAATCAAAATCTATTTCTATAATATTAATATTAATATTTTTAACTTCTTCTATAATAAATGGTATATAATTCTTTTTCTTATGTTTTGCTTCCCATAATATAATATTTAATAAAGACTCTATCTCGTGCCAGATATCAGCATAATGCTTTGTTTTTATGTCACTAGCAAAAAAAGACTTAATAAAACTTTTTTTTCTAGGTTTTTCTATTGTTAGTAGCTCCTTGAATTCAATACTTTTAATAAGTTCAGTTATTCTGGCATAAGATATAAGTTCAGGTATTCCTGCATAAGATAAAGTTTTGTTTTTTGTTACTGTCATTGTTAATATTCTATTAATTTATTACGATCTATGCCCCCAAATCTTCCGCATAGATATTCAATTTTTATATTTTTCTTTCTACTATTATAATAATCAGTAATAGGGTATATATAAACATTATCATCAAAGTCTGCTAAATAGATCTGATCTTTTCTTACTTTATTCATTAAAGATGTATCATTTATACTATTAGAAAATTTTATCTGATCTAATTTATTATTAGATAAATAATCTAAAGCTTTCATAAATATTTTATTTGTTATTATGCTTTTCTTTTTGCCTTTTGGATAATAGACTAATTGTCTTATCTTGCAATTAAAGCCATAATGTATCTTATAAATATATTTAATATTATCTAGTAAAAAAGTTATTTCAAATTTTATAGTTTTATCATTAGTTTTGTATTTATATTTATAAATATTATTATAGCTAACAATTTTATTAAAAAGCTCTATTGCCCCTTTTAAGTTTTGCATTGCTTCTTCCTTCCCAAAAACATGAACATCTTTTAATAATTTAATATCTTTTGTTTTGCCCCCTGTAATTCTATATTTAGCATTTACTATATTATCTTTACTTTGTTTATCTCTCTTTCCTGTTAGGGCCTCTAAAGATA